ATGGAGGAGATACGTAAGTACCATAACGAGTCTAAGCGTCTCCTCATCCAATCGGCTACCCGCGAAGGCGACAGTATTTTGGATGTAGGATGTGGATTCGGTGGTGATCTCCAAAAGTGGAAACACGCCGGGGCTAATATAAGCATGTGTGAACCAAACCCAGACTCACTTAAGGAGGCTAAGTCGCGCGCAAAGAATATGAAAATACGCGTCAATTTTTATGAAGGTGATATATTCGCGTGTCCACAAAGGAAATACGACGTCGTATGTTATAACTTTGCGTTACACTATATATTCGAATCACCCAAGTTATTCGAGACGTCTTTATTAGCAATTAAAAATAGACTTAAACCCGGGGGTCAATTCATAGGGATCATACCAAATTCCGATAAGATTATCATGAACACGCCCGTAAAAGATGAGTTAGGGAACTACTTTCTAATGAAACATACGAGTTCGGGGAACTTTGGGGAAAAGTTATACGTTCATTTAGCCGATACGCCGTATTATGCCGACGGACCAAAAGTCGAACCTATCGCGCATAAAGATATGTTATTCACGCGAATGGAAAATTTGGGGTTTACTTTAACACTGTGGGAAGATCTTAAAGGGAACCCGGTTTCGGATTTGTATAGTAAATTTAGGTTTGTGTATAAGAAATGATTAGTTTCTGTTAGTACGTCTACTCTGAGCGGCGTTACCCGCCTTTTTTCTTATCGTGTTTGGTTTGTTCGGTGTTTTTGGTATGTTATTTAATTTCATCTTGTTTAGGTTTTTCACGAGAGTGTTCGGTGTGTTTGGTTTATTTGGTTTTACAAACTTGACGAAATTTAAGTTTCTTCTAAATAATGGTTGTCGTGTAAATGGATTTGAAACGATATTTGTGTTTGGGTTAAGACTGTATAAAGTGTTAATATTAGTGATATTAGTATTTTTATTTTTCGTTTTTATCCAGTTTAGAAGTGATTTTTCAGTTAAGTACCTATTGTATCCGAGGTTTAAGGCATTATTACCGACACTAAAATTATACCCAGATATAGGATCGTTACGATTAGTGTTTAGGGGTACGTTTCTACGTTGTACAGGTCTAAGTGGTATATGTTCAAAACGTGTCCAACTACTCTTAGTAATGCTTAAACCAGATCGATGAAGTGATTTTGGTATAATTCTAAGGTTTGGGTTACTATGTATATAAATGGAGCTTAGGTTTGGAAGACGACCGATCTCATCTGGTAACGAGGTTAACTTATTAAAGCCTAAAAGAATTGCCTCGAGTTTTGTAAGCTTACCGATCTCTTTTGGTATAGATGTTAATTTATTAGCAGCCAATCCAAGAAACGTAAGATTTTTAAGGTTGCCGATTTGTGGTGGTAACGAGTTTAATTGATTATCAGACAATTTAAGTGTGTCAAGTTTTGTAAGTTTACCGATTGATTCTGGTAACGAGTTTAATTTATTATCTCCCGAACCAAAAAACTCAAGTTTTTTAAGGTTACCAATAGATGATGGTAACGAGTTTAAAATATTACCCTCCGACTCAAGTACCTGTAGATTTTTAAGGTTACCAATAGATGATGGTAACAAGTTTAAACGATTACTACTCATCGTAAGTACCTGTAGATTTTTAAGGTTACCAATAGATGTTGGTATTGAGGTTAAATCATTACTGTTCAAATTAAGATGCGTAAGTTTTTTAAGGTTACCAATAGATGATGGTAATGAGTTTAAATCATTCCCGGCCAAAATAAGTTCCTCTAGTTTTTTAAGTTTACCAATAGATGATGGTAAATTGGTTAAGTTTCTATTTTCTAGATCAAGACCTGTAATATTCATGTTCCTAACACCGAGGTTACGAAGTTCCTGGGGAACATTGGAGTTACTCATATACCTTTACTTGATATTTTTATATAGGTTTATGGTAAGATGATACTCGCTATACTTCTACTTATCATAAACGTGTATATATACATGAGTACGAAACAAAACGAAAAGGTAAAAGAAGTACGGGAAAAATATAGAATTCTCAGGGAACATATACAAACAACTGGACATAGTGAGTTTAAAGTTTTACGTCACGAAGTACCATTAACAATGTATCACAGGACAAATGGACACATTGGGTATAACACGAATAAAGGTAATGAAATTGGTTTATGCTTAGACGGTGATACGAACGAAATATTCCACGTATTAATACACGAACTCGCACACTCAACGGTCGATGAGTATTCACACAGTAAAGATTATTGGACAAATTTCAAAAAATTGAGAGATATGTGCGTCCAACTCGGAATCTATAAAGAAATACCAAACAAAACTAAATTTTGTGGTAAACACGTCCAGGATAAATAATCTAAGGTAAATGTAATAATGTCAGCGACAAAAGTTGATTTAGCAAAAGCTATTTTATTATGGAATGGAATTTTATCTTTATCGAGTATACCACTACTCGCGAGTGAATATTGGTCTAATGTGATCTTTTTATTGTTTATTATACCTAATGTTTTGGGTATGATGCCAAGAGGTGGTAAAGTATGGGGACGTCTTTCCCTTGATATGCCTTTCCTTTTGATATCGACTATAATAAGTTTAGCTTTTACACTCTTAATTACAGAAACGAACGAAAATATAAAAGAAGATTTTGTTAGGTTCGGTAAAAATACACGGAGTACAGTGACTGTTGTTGGACTTCGGGCATTGGGATTAACCATTGGGTTTATAATTTCTTATTTATTGTTTGGTGGTGATAAAATGTATTCACACTTTAATTCTAATTAAGCGTATCTTTTATACAAAAAGAATGCAATGGCGGCGACTGCACCAGTCGAACCCAAACCAACGGCACTTCGGTTCCCTTGGTCGTTAAGAAATTGTGGTACGAAATTTGCGAGTTTTTCTTGAACTGGCTTACTAATCGCTATCGCAGTACAAACAGCGACCACGAGAGCTTGAAACTGATCATCAGTTAAGTTAAATGGGTTTTGACTAGAATTCTTTTGTCTAGACTCGTTTGGTTGTTGAAGACCCATCATTGGTGATTGCGCTTGCGCCTGTGTCATTCGTGGGTCAACTGCCATCATTGGTGGTTCGAGGGGTGATTCTGCTTGCATAACATCTTGAATTGGAGTAGAGTCCATAGTACTTTGTTTAAAATCAATATTTTTTTCCGATACAATATTCGGCGGTTCTATAATAGGTTGTTGTCCTTTTTCTATGAAATTCGTAGACATGTTATTATTTAATGCTACCATACCATCGCTATTCTCGGAAAGGTTTAAAGTACTCACGTCAGTTGACATTTATATGTGCAAAGTTTTTTGATTTTTTACGTTTACGCGTTAGCCTGATTATTTACTTACCTTGATTATGTAAACTATCAATAAAAATATTAAAATTAGTAAAACTAATAATTTTATATAATTATAATTAGTATTAATATCGTATCTTTCTAAAGCTGCTTTAGAAAACTCTCTTCTATATTTATAATGTCCTGTATCACTACTTATAGCGTTATTGGTTTTTAATTTCTTTACATCACCATTGGTTGGTTTCAAATAAATTGGGGTTTTGTTATAATTTTTAATGTAAATTAAATTTAATAATATATCTTCACCGTTCCATACTGGTTTAGCTTTCAAGGCGAAGTCATTCATCTTATGTTTTTCGTTCATGAAATCTTTACATATCGATTTGTTTGTCATTAAAATTTGAGTTAATACAATTTGTTGATCGCCCATTAAAAACTTTTTATTTGAATACCCTTTGGTTTCGGAAACGTATCTTTTTTCTGAACCTATAACCACATTAGGATTCTTTTTATACTTTTTGTACATTTTGTTAACGTAATTTTCTGACGGTAACATATCGTCATCAATTATTAAAATACAATCGTTTTTTGCATCGCACGACCTAGAGAATCGTAAAGCGACACCTAATTTTGTGTTCATATTTTCATCACGATAATGTTTAACAATTTTTAGTTCTGGTGTTTCAAAGTATGTTTTACTGTTACCGTGAGATACGATGACTTCTGAAACCAATTTGTAATTAACAATTTTTGGTAATATGTCGTTTATTATATTATCGGGGCGTTTCCAATTTAATATGATAACACTTATCATTTAATGTAACAATTTAAAATAATTAACTGATTAGTTTGTATTTAGGGTATAAACACCCAAACGTTTTTATAATTCGTGGTAAATCGTTTAACTTATCGTAGTCACACATGTCTTCATCTACGTATATGGTTTTTGTACTATGACAAATATCAACCAATACACGGTATCCTTCATCGCTTTCACCACCTGATGTAATTTCATTATATGCTGGATAAACTAATGGTGTAATAATATTTTTATGTAATAATTGTTTCGATAAAGTTCGTAAACTATTCATTTCTTCTTAATAACTTTTAATGTGGTCGTTTTTTTAACTGTGTTACGATCACCCAATTTCAAGTTACCGTGTTTTGGATTAAACATCTTCTTATGTGTTTGCCAATATTGTGGTGCACCAACCTTAAAGTTTTTCCTAATCTTTGCTTTGTACCAAAAAACACAATCTTCTATTCTATTACTCTTAGACGTGTTATCTAATACCAAACACTCGTAATTTTCAGTACAAGAGTCCATCACTTTATTGAACATCTCAAACGTTGGAAATATACCAAAAAAGTTTTTATATAACTTCTCACGATTTTGAATTATATTTTCACGCAAAATAAAAATGTAATCTATATTCGCCCTGAGTGCTGGAGGAAGATCCATACAATATTGCATAGTTAACATGAAAAATATCTTCCAGTGACGACCGTTCATAAAACATTGGCGAATACACGTATCTTTCATGAATTTAGAATCATACATACAATCATCTAAAAGAAGAAACGCACCAGAGTTTGGCTTACCCGCACCAACAAGCTTTTTCTGTCTATCCATAACGCGTTCGATAGCTTCTCTATCGTAATCACCGTATATGAATAGGTCGGGTATATACTGTTGATAATAATGATTACCTTCCTCTGTAGCAGATAGAACTATTCCCGCTGGTAAATGCTTTTTGTGGTACAGAATATCAGTAACGAGTGTAGATTTACCGGTATTACGTTTACCTATAAAAACACATACTTTATCATCAGCCATGCTTTCAGGTTTGAACTTTCGTAATTGAATATTCATCTACCATAACGCCTCGTTTTAATTTATAAAATTTTACTCACATAAAGTAAGAATGGCTGGTAAATTGAACCTTGCTGTCACTGGTATCCAGGACCAATGGCTTACTGGTGAACCTGAATTTTCATATTTCCTGATGAATTTTAAACGACACACAAAATTTTCAATAGAAGCCATAGAAACACCGTTCAATGGTGATCCTAATTTCGATAGCTCCGTTGAGTCTAATATACCAATGAATAAGGGAGATCTTATCAGAAGTATGATGCTTAAATTTACTTTACCTAGACCAACGGCACCGGATAAAACGTTTACAGTTTCAGAATCAGGTGGTAAATACTTTATAGACGGTGATCAACAGGCGACACTCACACTTTATGAAGGTACGACGTATACCTTCAACAATGCAAGTCCAACACACCCGTTTAGATTTGAGTATGCCCCACCCGACGAATTACCACCCGTTGACGGTGTCGGTACTCTTTACAATTATAAGAGGTACACAAGTTTGGATACAGCAGAGCATTACGTGTATAAACTATGGAAAAATTCAGCAAACAACTGGGCAGTACCATCTACACCGTCAACTAACACGATAAAGGTTTTGAAAGTATCTCCCTTTACCTGGTCTGATAACGATACAACTGACGCTTTCCCGAATAGTATTGATACTACAACGTACCCAGGTAAAGTATCTCTGAGACAGTCTAGTG